CAAATTAGAATCAAACACCGCTTATTTTTACACCGCCCGCGAACACCATTTTGTTGCTGGTCAGTCAGTCATTGTTGCTGGTTTGCCTGCGCCATTTACTGCAACACACACCGTTGTTACCGTCACGCCTTATTCATTTACCGCTGCATTGACTTCATCAAATGTCACATTGCGCGACATAATTCCGACAGGTACTGCAACACTTTCAGGCTATTCAGCAGCTGATCTATACGCGAACACCCCAGCAATCGAATCTGCAATTCTTGCCGTTTCAGTTGAAGTATTCCAGTCACGCGTTGCAGCAGGCGGACAGATTGAAGGCGTAGATTTTGCTTCAACGCCTTATCGAATGGGTCGAAGCCTGACCAACCGCGTGTCCACATTGCTTATGCCTTACCTGGACGTTGAAACCGTGGTGCAGTAATGCCCGCGAATTCAATTGCCGAAACCCGCGCAGCATTAGCCAACGCGTTTTCATCACTAGCGGCAAACATTTATCCGAGCGTTCCAGAAGCGCCAATTCCGCCTGCAATTGTGGTCGTGCCTGATTCGCCTTACATGGAAGTTGTCTTGATCGGCAAAGCAAAAACACAAGTAAAACTTAACTTTGCAATCACTGCCGTTGTCGCTTCAAATAGCAATGCGGGATCGCTAGACAATCTAGAAAAACTCATCATAGGAATTCTTGCGGCAATGCCCGCAGGATACGTTGTTGGCGTTATTGAAAAGCCGACGGTGTTGGAAGTAGGACAATCGCCAATGCTGGTTGCTGACATAAACGTTTCAACGTACTACACACAAACAACATAGGGGACAAAATGCCAACGACAATCATAACTGGTCGCGATTTAGTCGTGACCATTGCAACCGTAAATTACGACGCGCAGGCGACCAGCGCAGTACTTGCCAACGACCCAACCGTTGAGACTTACCAAACGCTTGACGGTAAGGCTTACAAGCACATTGACGACCAATGGTCATTCGAAGTTTCAATGCTTGCTGACTGGGGCGCAACTGGTTCATTGTGCGAAGCACTATGGACGGCTTGCGAAACAGCACCCAACACAACATTGGCAGTTTCATTGACTGCTGCAACTGGTGCGGTATTCGCGTTCAACGTGATGCCAGTATTCCCAGCAGTCGGCGGGTCAGCACCTGACGCGCAGACCGTTGATCTATCATTCACCGTGGTGGGCACACCTACTGAAACTTTCAGTTAAAAACTACTAATCGGGAGAAAAGATGAAACTACCAATAACAATTGAATACACAAACGGCGATCAAATCACCTACACGGCGGCACCGCCTGAGTGGGTGAAATGGGAAAAGCACACAGGCAACACCATTGCTTACGCGCAAGAAAAAATGGGTATTTCAGACCTAGTATTTCTTGCTTATCACGCAATGAAGCGCGAAGCAGCTGGTAAGCCAGTAAAGCCAATCGACATTTGGACTGAAACAATTTCCGAAGTGATCGTTGGTGAAGCAAACCCAAAAGCCACCCAGTCGGAAGCCTAAGTCGAATCGTTTGGGAAGTAGCCCTAGCAACAGGGCTACCCCCAAGCGTATTTGAATCAGCCGAGGACATTCTGACGGTCATTGAGATTATGGAAAGGCGCAAAAATGGCAAATGACGCGATTACTTACGACAAAGCCGAATTGCGCTCAATTACGCGAGCATTCAAGGCAATGGACGACGAAGCAATCGATCAAGCCAAGCAAACGTCAAGCGCGTTGGCAGATTTTGTTCGAAGTAAAATCGTTGCGGCAGCCAATAGTGTCACCCGCAATCGGCTGGACAATAAGGTCGCTGAAGGTTCGAAGGTTTCCAAATCATCAAAAATTGGTGAAATCAGTTTTGGTTTTGCAAATCAAAAATTAAGTGGTGGCGGTACGACGCAACAATTGTGGGGCGGTTCAGAATTTGGTTCAAATCGGTACAAGCAATTCCCAGTGTGGTCGGGTCGAGAAGGTCGAGGTTCGCGCGGTTGGTTTATCTATCCAACATTGCGTTCAGCCCAACCCGACATCATCAAGCAATGGGAACAAGCATTTGACAAGATAGTTAGGAAGTATGACTAATGGCTGGAAGTCGCACGCTCAAACTATCGATCCTTGCTGAAACCAAAGACCTGGTTGCTGGCTTAAACACAGCAAGTAAAGAAACGGAATCGTTTGGCGATAAGGCAACCGCGTTTGGAAAAAAGGCTGCATTGGCATTTGCCGTGGCTGGCGCTGCCGCGTTGGCATTTGGTGCAGACGCAGTCAAAGCAGCTGCTGAAGACGCATTGGCGCAGGAAAAACTTGCCGAGACAATCAAAGCAACAACCAATGCCACAGCCGCGCAGATTAAGGGCGTTGAGGATTACATAACAAAGACTTCAATTGCCATTGGTGTGACTGACGATCAATTGCGCCCAGCGTTTAGCCGTTTGGTTAGAAGTACCCAGGACACCGAACAAGCACAACGTTTGCTTAATCTTGCCCTTGACCTAAGCGTTGCAGTTGGCAAGCCAGTCGAAACAGTTGCAAACGCGCTGGGTAAGGCATACGACGGAAACACCGCAGCCCTAGCAAAACTTGGTTTAGGTCTTGACGCAAATCTTTTGAAGTCAAAAGACAATGAAGCGATCATCAAATCGCTTGAAACAACTTACGGGCAATTTGCCGAAGGCGCAGCCGAAACCGCAGCGGTCAAATTTGAGCGAATTAGAATTGCAACCGACGAAGCCAAAGAATCTATTGGCGCAGCCTTGTTGCCCGTTGTTGAACAACTTTCAGATTATGTTTTGACCACAGTCGTGCCCAATCTTGAATCATTCATCAATGGACTTACAGGCAACGGCAGTTTGACCGAAGCAAGCAAAAACGCAACAAGCGGGGCGTTTCAATATGGCGAGCAGGTCAAAACAGTTATCAGTTTGAAGGACGAAATTCTTGTTGTAACTGGTTTAATCGCTGCAATGTTCGTGACTTCCAAAATCAGCGCAGCCGTTATGGCAACAATTACCGTGATCAAAACAGTCATTGCCGCTTACAACGCATTGAAGGCTTCAGCAATCGTCGCTGGTGTTGCGGCTTATTTTGCACTTAATCCATTGGCAGGCGTTGCAGCCGTAGCAATAGCAGCTGCCGTATTAGCGGGCGCAAATGCGTTGGCAAATAAAAGCAACGTTGATACAAGCGGTTTAGGTGTAGGCGGTGCAGGTGGTTTTTCAGGCACAATGCCAAATGGTCAAACATTTACAACTTCATCAATGAGAGGTGCAGGCGAAATTCCTGATTATTTAGAGGTTGTGGACGGCGTATTGAAATCAAAGGTTTCAAGCAATACTTATGCATTGCCACCAGGGGTTGTTGCTTCAAGCAAAACCGCAACAACGGCTATTGGTTCATTTAACGCTGGTTCAGCCCGTATTGGTGAAAGCGCAGGAATGGGCACGACAATCAACCTGACCGTCACTGGTGCGATAGACGGAGAAGGCACTGCACGCACAATTGTAAACACTTTGAATAATTCCTTCTACCGCGGCACAGGTGGCGCAACTAACCTGCAAACAGCATGACGCAATGGTCACCCGTTTGGAAAGTCACAATTGACGGAACGGAATACACAAACGCCGTTTTAGCCAATTTGACCATTCGAAGCGGTCGAACAAACATTTATGAGCAGGCGCAAGCGGGGTACGTCAATCTTCAGCTGCTGGACGTCAATCAAACGGCTATCCCCGTATCAATTAATTCGACAATTTCCGTGCAGGTCAAAGACACGTCCAACACATTTGTTCCGATTTTTGGTGGGAACGTAGTTGACATTGGTTTGGAAGTGCGCGACGTCGGTACAACCATGTTCACACAGACCTATTCGATCACCGCATTGGGTGCATTGGCACGTCTGCCAAAAGTTATTTTTACCGACGCCCTTGCCCGTGATTATGACGGAGATCAGATTTACGAAGTCTTATCGACGGTTCTTTATAACACTTGGGCACAGGTCGCTGGTTCAGTTACTTGGGGCGGTTACACGCCCGCGGGCACGACTTGGGCAAATGCTGAAAACAATGGTTTGGGTGAAATCGATCGACCAGGCAATTACGACCTTGCAGCCAGGGGCGGTGGTCAAGATCCAATCGACGTTTATTCACTGGTATCGGCATTGGCAACTTCGGGTCTAGGTTATTTATACGAAGACGCGCAAGGACGCATTGGCTATGCAGATTCCACACACCGCACGCAATACCTTAGTGCTAACGGTTATGTCGACCTTGACGCAAATCATGCCCGCGCTAGTGGGCTAAGAATTGACACCCGCGTTGGCGACGTTCGCAATGCGATAACGATCAAATACGGCGCAACCAGCAGCAGCGACGTCAGTGCAAGCGACGCAAATTCAATTGCCATTTATGGCAATCTTGCGCAAGTCATCACAACGACATTGCATGATTCAACTGACGCCACTGCGCAGGCAAATTTCTATTTATCGTTGCGCGCCCAGCCAGAACCCATTTTTTCAGCAATCACATTTGACCTGACAAATCCTGAAATTGACAATTCAGACCGCGACAACCTTTTGACGATTTTCATGGGTGAAGCCATTTCCTTAAACAACCTGCCATTAAACATGTCATCAGGTACGTTTCAGGGCTTTGTCGAGGGCTGGTCGTTTCAAGCGTCTTACAACCAACTTTCGGTGACGTTGTTGCTTTCACCATTGGCTTATTCATTGCAGGCAATGCGCTGGAATGACGTGCCAGTAACAGAAACATGGGCAAGCGTGTCGCCGACTTTAGACTGGCAAAATGCCACAATAGTGGCTTAACGAAAGGGAAATCATGGCAAATCCGACCAGCAATTTTAACTGGCAAATGCCGACGTCGAGTGATTTGGTCACAGACCTACCAGCCGATTTCGAGGTTTTTGGTCAGGCGGTAGATACATCATTGGCTGATCTTAAAGGCGGCACAACTGGACAGGTCTTGTCGAAGGCTTCGAACACCGACATGGATTTCACATGGATCGAGCAGGACGACACAACGCTTTCATTTAATGCCCAAACAGGTACGACCTACACCCTGGTTGTTGGCGACGTGTCAAAACTTGTCACGACTTCAAATGCGTCAGCAGTAACAGTCACAATTCCCGCTGGTGTTTTTGCGGCTGGTAATCAAATCAACGTGCAATCAATTGGCGTTGGACAAACAACAATTTCAGGCGGTTCGGTAACAATTACTTCAACAGGTGCAACTGCTGCTGCACCAAAATTACGAGCGCGTTATTCAGCTGCGACGATCATTTGCACCGCTTCAAATGTTTTCACAGTTATTGGTGACATTGCATAATGCCAATTTTAGGAATTGTCGCTGCACAAAACTATCCACGCGCGGTATCCGTTGAATACGTTGTGGTTGCTGGCGGTGGCGGTGGTGGGTCAAACGGCGGTGGCGGTGGTGGTGCAGGCGGCGTGCTTTACAGTGCTGCAACCAGTTGTGCAAGAAATACAAATTTCACGGTAACGATCGGTGCTGGTGGTAACGGCGCATTGCCACGTTCAGGCGGTTTTGATAGTGCCAACGGAAGCAATAGCGTATTTTCATCATTTACGGCTATTGGCGGCGGTCGTTCTGGTTATTCCAACAATTCAACAGGTGACGGACAAACTGGCGGTTCAGGTGGCGGTGCAGAATCTAACAATTATGCAGGCGGTTCAGGCACGGCTGGACAAGGTAACAATGGTGCTAGTTCTACTGGTCAGGCAAATTGCGGCGGTGGCGGTGGTGGTGCTGGTGCAGTAGGCGGTGCACCTTCAGCAAGCGTTGGTGGTGTTGGTGGTGCTGGTTCAACTTATTTAGGCACGGCGTATGCAGGCGGTGGTGGTGCTGGTGTTGTTAGTGGCGGCGGTCGTACCGCAGGCACAGGTGGCACAGGCGGTGGTGGTGCTGGTTCTAGCACGGCTGTTTCTGCAACTAATGGAACGGCTAATACTGGCGGCGGTGGCGGTGGTGGCTCAGATGTAAGCGGCACAGATTACAACGGCGGCTATGGCGGTTCAGGCATTGTTGTTTTGAAATACGTTGATACAAGCACAATAACAATTGGTGCTGGGCTTACTGGTTCAACATCTACTTCTGGCGGATTTAGCACTACAACAATTACCGCAGGCACAGGAAACGTGAGTTGGGCATAATGGCACATTACGCATTTTTAGATGAAAACAACATTGTCACCGAAGTCATTGTTGGAATTGATGAAACTGAATTAATCGAAGGGCTTGACCCTGAAACTTGGTACGGCAATTTTCGCAATCAGGTGTGCAAACGTACCTCATACAACAATAGAATTCGTGGCAAATTTGCTGGCATTGGTGATACATACGACGCAGTGAATGATTTATTTATTCAAACAACAGAAAGTTCAAATAATGAATAATTATCCTGACGGCACAAATGCGCGTTTGATCGAAGTCGCAGCAGCTGAAATCGGCACGATTGAGGAAGGCGACAACCTAACCAAATACGGCAAATTTACGAAGGCAGACGGTTTGCCGTGGTGCGGTTCATTTGTCAATTGGTGCGCAGCCCAGGCGGGTGTCAAGATTCATTCAGTCGTTTCAACGGCGCAAGGCGCACACCGATTCAAAGAAATGCAACGCTGGTCAGGTATGCCGCAATTAGGCTATTTGGCATTTATGGACTTTCCACACGACGGCGTTGATCGCATTTCTCACATTGGAATTGTTGTCGGACTTATTGACACAAAGACTTGCTTGACGATCGAGGGCAACACCAGCGGGACAGGCGACCAGCGCAATGGCGGCATGGTAATGGTGAAGGTTCGGTCATACGGCGAAGGCAAGGAAATCGTCGGTTTTGGCATTCCAAAATTTGTGCCATACAAGGGTGAATTTCCAAAGATAGAAATACCGACAACGGCAGCGAAGCCAAAAAAGGAGAAAACAAAATGGACAAAACCAAAGCCTTGATCGCGTCATGGGCGCGTTCATTTATGGCAGCAGCACTTGCGCTATACCTGGCAGGGGTTACAGATCCAAAGACCCTGGCAATGGGTGGGGTTGCAGCCGTCGCACCAGTGATTTTGCGCTGGCTTAATCCAAACGACAAAGCCTTCGGTTCTACGGGGAAGTGAGCCGACGATTCGCAGCGGCAGGGTTGGTTTGGGCACTTGCACTAACCCTGTCCGCTTGCGGGTATCAAGGGTGGATACGTTATGAATGCCAAGAATTCGACAACTGGGCGAAACCTGAATGCCAACCGCCGCAATGCGTCCCGACTGGAACATGCACTGACGACATACTTGGAATTGAATCGGGACAAACCAGCACGACGCAAAACCCCTGAAGAAATCCACGCGCAGCTGATTTTGATTATTGGCACGACGCTGGCAATGGTGTTTT